TGTTGTTCCTTTAAGTTGGTTTAAAATTCATCAGTGGCTAAGGGAGGCTCTTCTTTCCTCTCTTCTTCCATTTGTTCTTTCATAGTATTTATGTCTTCTTCGCTCATTTTGAGGATTTCTTTGCGGACCCATTCTTTAGAGAAATATACACCTACATGTTCTTCTATATCTCTAAGCGAATTGATTCTTTCTCTCAACACTTCGGCTTCTTTTAATTCTTCAAAGAAGTTGTCTTTATTGAAGCGATATCTAAGACGATTCTGTATATGGTCCCAATCCTCTGGCGATATTATACCCTTTAAGATAAGTTGCTTCTCAAGGAGTTTGTCAAACAGAACAGAGAATTTCGAACGTAAACGCCTAATAAATTTGGCGAATTTAACTTCATCTCTCGAAATTTCGGATGCCCTTCCCAATGAGAACATGGCGTCGTTATCTATTCTGGAAGTAGGTACGTTGAGAGACTTATACAATTTTCGCTGAAAGAAAGCGAGATTATCGTTATCGCCAAGTCCCGTACCTGCAGGCAACGTATCTATTTCTGTACCTCTACTGCCTTCTCTACGCGGAAACCAGAAGTCTTCAGTCATAGTCATCATTTTGCGATCGTCTCTGGTTTCGCCTGTGGTGACGTCATACACTAATTTGTTCTTGTGACGGACCATCATTTCGTGCAAATATTGCTCAGCGCGAGCTTTAGGTAAGTTACCCACATCTATATAGAATACTCTGCGCTCGGGTGCTCGCGTCAATGTATATATGACAGTAGCATCTTCCAACATTCTAAGCTGGTTCAGAGGTTTTATTGCTTTATGTAAATACGACAAAATAGCAGTGTTGTTCTCATTCAACACCCCCGACGTAACCCTAGCTATAGAATCTTTAGCTATACGATATCCAGAAACAGACGCAGTTGAACTAGCAACAGCATTTTGGAACCCTAGTTCCGAATACATGTAATATTCGTTTTTTAACTTTTTAAGTCTAATTCCCGATTTGTCGAATTCCCTATCGTCGACTTCTCTGATAAGGCGTATTTTTCTAGGATCTAAATACCTTAACTCTTTGATGCCTTCTCTGGGGTTTTCTTCGTCCACCATGATATGGTAGTTGAGACGACCATCGACATACCATTTACTAAATATGTCATATGCGTTATTAGAAAAGTCAAGTAAAGAAAGTATGTTTTGGAACTCTTCCGATATCTTTTCCTTAACTTTATCAGAGTAGTCTATTTCATCACAAACAACATCAACGACAGTATTGTCTTCACCTACGTTTATAGCGTCGTTGACAATATCTTCTACAGCTATGTTTATTTCTGGCTCCATAGCCATTTTTCTATATCGCGTAACAAGTTCTGCCTCTGTTGCGGCAGATCCTTCCATGTCGAGCATGGTGCCGTAGGCGCCACCTAACGCGCCCCCGACAGTAACAGCACCTTCTTCGTTAGTAGGTTCTGCGAAAGACACTAATTCTTTCGCAGACTCTCTTTTTATCTCAAACCCAAAAAGCTTCATAAATATACCTTACCTGTTTAGCTAGTAGAAGTGCCGGTTCTTCCGCCAGATACTCTCCAGTAATCATACTGGAATGTTACTGTAAATTCCGATACAGTATCTGTGGTCTCCCAGTTAAGATCTATGTTGGAAATCTCTGTGGGGAACAACCCATCAAAGGTATATTCTCTTAGAACACCACCGTCTTTAGAATACTGGAAAACTTGCGCTTGCGACTTGTACTCTGCCGGCGATGCGGTTCCGAATTCTATTAGGTTGCCTTCGTGAGTGTTGATGGCGTTCATCCAAGATTCCATAGCATTTCTTACTAGGAAATCTTCATCGTTTATTACGGTGATCGTCCAGGGCTCGTCAAAGTTCCTGTCACCTGCTAGCTTTATTTTTCTTCCGAAATAAGGCACCGATATCATACCTGTTGTAGAACTAGGTATAGAAGAAGCCTTAGCCATAAACGGCACTTTCAAGTCTGCAGCAGCGTCTACAGGGTTAGTTATCGAAACTTGGAAAAGGGACGGCCTAGCGCCCCCTCCTGTTAATGCCGATCTAAATTCGTTTATAGAAAAGCTCATTTGTTTACTCCTTTTTAGTATTTATTAAAGGTTTTGACCGACGATTTCGTCAAATTGTACGCCGGTTCTTGTAGCAACAAACACTAGATCGATATAATTTATTGAACGAGCAGGCTTGATGAACAAATTAGCTCTAAATGTGTTAGCATCGACGACGTCTGGCGTGTTTACTGTAGAATCAGATACAACCCTGAAGTCGTATATGCCTCTCTTACCTTGTATGTCTCTCAAGTAAGGCTCTACCATGTTCTTAAACTGGGACTGAGTGAACTCGTCGTTGAAATCGAACAAGAAGTATTTGGAAGTAGTTGCTATTGCCTTTTCTACAGTTATGAACAATCTACGCACATTGATCCTACTAAATGCCGACGATTCGATACCTAACGCAGTCTTGTCGCCAAACAATAGAGTTCCGTGACCAGGCTGGGTTATTACAGAGTTGACGTTCAAACCATAAAGCTCATCTCTGTGTGCTTTAGGTGGATTATATGCTAGTTTAATAACATTCTTTATCACGCCGCGCTTATAACCAGCAGGTGACTCCCAAGGCTGTATTCTAGCAGAAGTGCCAGCAATATCGCCATTCATCGGAACCCAACGATACTTGTCGTTGTATTTGTCGTATCTGTATTTGTATCCAGAGTCTATAAATGCATATGAAGAAGCGTTTATAGATCCCGCAAATGTCTTAATAGCAGATAGTTTATCGTTAGCTGTGCTAGGAGATACGCTATCAGTTAAGGCAGGCGAAACAAATACCATGCAGTCTTTTCTTGTCTCGCATATATTGTCTATGATGTAGTTAGCAACGCCCGTGTCGTTAGCACCACCTAGTGCCTTACCTTGTAGCAAGAACGCAATGTCTACTTCATCGGCATTTTTGTACAAATCATAGCCTTGAGCAATAGCACCGAAAGAAACAACCGTTTCTGTTCTTTCGCCCTTACCATCTAAACCACCAGTTAAAGACTGGTAGCTGACAGTATCTCCGGATGCATCTACATCGGCGGAACCTGCTGTTATAAACGAAGATCTAGATTCGATAACGTCTTTGTAATATAAGCTAGTGCCGTCGTCTGCCTTTACAGATGTCGATGTGGATACGTTTTCAAATACCTCCAGGACAGTCCCCGCTTCTCCAGAAAAACTACCATCTTCGTCGATAACAGCGATGTGGAATCTGTTTGTATCGGGTGCGCTGCTAACAGTTGAGTTATACGCCCACAATCTCTCGATGGAAACATCTGCGAAGCTATCGGCAGTTAAGCTGAATCGGTTGTTAGCAGTAACGCTATATGTGGTTGTGTTCACATCAACGACCGTCTCAGATATACCTTCAACTTTAATGTCTTGATAGCCTATTGTATTATTGCCTATCCTTAAAATATCACCAGCAACGATATCGAAATCAGGGTCGCTAGAGAATTCTAATGATGTGGATCCAAATGTTATAGAGCCCGTAGCGTTGCCTACAGTAGCTAAGGTTTCCCTGTAAGATGTAGGGCCTGTAACAACCGAAACCATAAGCGAGTTGCCTATTTCTCCAGGATACAAAGCATCGAATGTACTGTCAGAAACAGAAGCTGTGTTTGCGTCTTCTGCTACTCTTGTAACGTATAGAGCATTAGAGTACGATAGGAAATCTGCTGCGGTAAAAAATGTTTCGAAATTAAAGTCGGACGGCTTACCAAACCTTTCGACTAGATTTGTTTCTGACGTTACAAGTGTTCTTTCACCAACAGGTCCCCAGTGGAAAACCCCGGCTATGGCTGCAACGGTCGAAGAAACTGTCGGGATAGATGCTGTCGCATCCACCTCACGGACCGTTACGGCCGGACTTACTGAAAATGCCATGTTTTTCTCCTTCAAATAATAAGTAGCGTGTTATTCATTCTTATTATTTATAATATTCTAAAATTGGAACCCGTCGTTATCGTCGAAGCCTGCGGATATGAATCCGAAAGGAAGCATGTCCTCTTCCATCTGTTCCTCCGTCTTTTCTCTTAATGCAGCCATCGTATTTATGTCTGTCAAATCTTTGAAGAAAGACTGGTCAGTCAACCATGAGAATAAGACTAGGGGCATAACAGTATCGTCATGAGATCCGCTTTCGGCCTCGTAAGAATTACCTTTTCTTGAGAATCTAGACAATTCTTGTATCGTTTCGAAATCATTAATTAACAATTTGTCTTGCTCAATCATTAGCTTCAATATATTACATCCTATAGACTTGACTGTTTTTGTTGTCCTTATGCCTCTGTCCACATTTCTACCAAAGCCTCCAGATATCCTCTTACCACTACGGCCAGAGTTTTCTGTAAATAACATTTCTTCATATCCGTAATCCATAAACAAGGTATCTGCTACTTGACCACCTATATCGTTTATTTCGATGAGAATGTTTGCGTTATTATACAGTTTCCCTATGCGGTATATTATACTAGCATAGTCAACCGGCCCCACATAATTATCCCTGTACGTGCAGACTTGTTTGTAAGGTATTTCTGTTATGTCTATTACAGAAAATGCAGAATAGTCTAAACCCTTTCCTCTCGATACGTCTGCTACTAAAGCATAGGCATTATTCGGCACCGGCTTTTCGTATTGCTTTATTCCATCATTTTCTGCTATTGGAGTGCTAAATGCTAGAGACTTTAGTTTATCTCCAGATATTAATGTCCCCGAACTCCCTAAGAAAGCACATGCGTACTCTTGGTTGAATTTTTCTTGATCGAAATCCAAAGCCTCAAGGGTTTCTTGTCTCCAAGTCTCGTCTCTGCCTGGGACATCGTGCCACATAACTTTCACGAATTGGTAACCATTAGTGCCTTCTTCTGCACCTTTGCATGTTTTCCAAAAATGGTTAAGGCCATTAGGTGTCGATGTCATTAGAAGTTTAGAAGTTTTACCTGACGAAATCGTAGGGTAAACAGAAGCGAAGAACTCGTCATAACCATCAATGAATGCGCATTCATCTATGTAAAGAAAAGCTACAGATTTTCCTCGTATGTTAGATGAAGATGTAGCACCGGCGACTATCTTACATCCGTTTTCTAGTTCGATGTTTCCTTTGTTCCATTCGAGAACACCTTGTTGCAACCATTTGGGCAATGCTTCGTAAGCAAGCTGGATCCTATCGAGGACTTCTCTTGCAGAGTCTGCTTTGTTTGCAAGAATAGCAGCAGTCTTGTATTCATTAAACAAAACATAATGTAAAAGAATCGCAACAGCAGTGGTTGTCTTGCCGCTCTGACGTGCGGTCAAAACAGCAGTTCTCCTGTTGTTTATTGCCTTTTCTACAATCTCTTCTTGATAGGGGTACATATCGAAAGGAACTAAGCCGTGATCGATATGGACAATTTTTATGTAATTCTTGGCAAAATAAACGGGATCTTCGGCACATTTTGCGTATTCTTTGAGTCTTTCTGGCGTCCATTCGATAGGCTCCCCTATCTTTTTTAAGTTTTGATTGCCGTTATAGCCAGGG